TAAAGAATTCTTCTATTGGTATATTGTATTTAATACTGTCGATCTTATGGACCCCTATTATGTGAAGCACATAACTGGCTACACTAGATCCACGACCTACTCCCCAAACTACATTATTAGCTCTAAGTGTATCTACTATATATTTCATAGCCTTAAGTACAGGGATCATTTCGTGCTTACGGAACAATTCTAATTCTTGGTTAACTCTAGAGTGCTGAGGATCCCACGGCGGAGTTTGATCTCGAACCCACGCTTCAATATCCATTTCTTGATATTCAGTGGGTATGAACCAATGGTTTTTATCTAATGTTTTTGGCTTAGGGTAATCTAGTCGTTCGTCGTTGACTCGATTTAGATATTGTTGAATATCTTCAGATGTTTGACAGTAGGAAAGTATATCCGGCCCGTGCCGCAGTATACCTTCTACTAATTGTTCAGTTGTATTATTTTCAGTCCACATTAATCAGTTGATCCAAATCACTATCTAGTTGTCCTTTAGACTTCTGGAGATAACGACGAGTCATCTCCTCTCTGTATATTGTAACAAAAGTAGAGAGCTGTGTCAACAGTTCGTAGTTGCCTAATCGCGATGCAGCGAAGTATTTTTTGTTCAATTCGAGAAGTTTAGCTTCAACTTCTGAATCTTTTAATTGACTCAAATCGGATTCGAGCGGATGGAAAAACATTAACTAAATTGTCCAACAAATTTTAAGAAGATATTAGCAGAATCGTGCTGCCAAATTTCTACAATAATTGGGTTAGATGACGAATTAACAGTAATAGTATTACCTTCGGTAGGCCAGTCGAGCTTCTTAAATACTGCACCACTGCCTCCTGCATCGAATGTAATCACTTGATCAGAGCCGTTTCCATACAACTCTAGAGTAACACGGCCTACACCATACGGAGTAACCAACGGGTTTTCGTTTGATGGAAAGTTTTGAATTATTAAACTTACAGCACCTGCTGCTCTTAAAATTTGATAATGTCCGTTTTCAAAGTTAATTGCATCGGTAGTAACACCTAGATCAATTTTCTTTTCAACTGTTCGTTGCAACACTGAATTTAACAATGTAACATTATTAAAGTCGTTGTCTGCATTTACTTTAGCAGTATATTCTTGCAAATCAGTAATTTCTGTTGCTGCTGCGTTTAGACTAGTTTTAATTGTATCCCAATTATCTCTAAAAATCTGCGTATCGTTGTCCTGCCCTGCGACAGGGAAGTTTGTAGTTAAGTTATATTGTATATTGCTGGTCACGGTAATTTTTCTCCACGTTGCGGAAATACAAGGTATTTATTCTCTATTTGGCCACCTAGTACGTCAATTAGGTATCTATCTGCTGTAAAATCTAACGATTTAAAATCGAACCCGCTAGCATTGATTCTGCTTATAATTGTATCAGCGTGTCCTGGTTTCGCATAGCACAGTATCAAGGATTTAATGTACCCGGGTTCAACTGGTGCATTTTCTTGTGTACTGCGCATCCATAACGGCAAGAACTCGCGATCTCGCTGTCCTAGACTTTTAATACGTTTACGCATATTTTTAATAGAATTTGGGAATATACGTTGATGATCGCTGTCACTAACTAACGGAACATCACTGTCAATTTTAATTGCATCATAACTAATTAGCACCTTGCTTTCTATATTTCGAGGTAGTTCAATAGTATTGCTGATGCTCTGACCTTTGTCATTTTCAAAATCATCAATAACATCAACATATACTGCTTCGTATATTGTTTCCTGAGTTACGAGATCTTTAGCTAAAGCCTTTTTAACTTTACCGAAGTGTATCTGTTTCCTGTAGTGATTTCTACTCATTGCCTGAACATAATTTACAGCTAATAAACTCTCAATGCCTGCAAATACTAAAATTTTTAATTCGGACTGTACACCAAAATTATTATCACCATAACGATATATGTCTTCGCTTTTAAAGATATTTGCGTCGGTAATAAAGTTAAACCAAGATAGTCGTTTGTCTTTTGATTGGAATGCTTTTAAGAATAAATTAGCAAATGTTTTTTGATTGTCTGCAATTACTGTTATATAGAATTGTTTAATAGATTCTGAAAAACTAGCAGCATCACGAGCCTTAATGCTAAATGTAAATTTCTTATCGAAACTAGTAGATCCACCGTCATACGTTCCTGTGAAATCTACAGATCGTGTCGAACTGTCATTATCAGATCCCCACTCATCTATCCTTTCAAAGAATCTAGTTAATCCTGGACCAGAGTCGTCTGCAAACTGTTTTACTTTTCCTACTATATCGCCGGTAGACATTAGGCTAAGCCCTGGCGGCAATGTTCCGCTAACAAACTCATATGCTGGTCTACCGCCGTACAATAAACTTTCAGCATTAACAAATAATTGGCTAGGCTGATTTGGTTTAATAGAACCACAATCAGTATCTGACAGCCACACTATGGAACTTTCAATTTCACCAATGATATCTATTGTAAATGTTTTCTCAGCAGTTGACACTCCTGAAATCCAATAATCTTCGTTAGTTGGCAGTTGGTTTCTGTGGTCTTGTTTAGCAATGTACGCATATTCACCATATCGAACAGCTTGACCTTGCAGATAGGTAACGCTTGAACTCCACGTGCCTACTAATGTTGAAGCAGTTAAGTCTAGTGGAAAGTTTACAGCTAACATACTAAATTGATATGATTTAGTAACAGCAGCTTGATACGGAACCTTTCCAGCTAAATCTCCTGTGATAGTATCTAATACTAATCCGGGAGGAAATACACTATTAGTACCATCTGGGTTAGTTGCAAGTTTAAAATAGATAATAGTACCCGGAAGTTCCGAAGGGTCGTATACATCTAATCTAATTGTAATGTAATTATTAGCTCTGAATCTCCCGAGATTGCTTTCGGTAATCCATAGCGGTTGTCTAAAGCTAGAGGCATCGGCTTGAAACAAGTTAGTGTCAACTTGTACAATACTGTTATCTGCTTGTAGAAATTCTTCAGTGACTACCCAAATTCTAAACAGTCTTCGAACTTCGTTGACACCGTCTGTAACAGCTACAATAAATGTGTAGGGTCTGCTGAGTCTTCTTGGAGTTCTTACAGTTTCGTTATAATCGTATATTGTTGTGTCATACAAGTAACTGTCGAATCCGTTTGATTCTGCTTGAGGCACATCTAATGGCATCATATCAAATGCCGAAGTATCGTATGCGCCTGTTGGATTGTTTGTGTACTCTACAGAAAAAATAGGATCTGTGAATCCAAATATTCTGCCTTCTGTTGTTAATGTTAGTCCTGGGGGGATTTCTCCCCCAGTAGGTACTAGATAATATTCTAACACATCACCGGCAATAATATCAGTGTCTGTTGCTTCTAAATGAAAGTCAACATATGCATTGTCTAACACATAGTATGCGTTACCGTGACCTACATTTAAGAAACCTTCATCGGTTACCCATTGCGGTAAATCAGAACCATCAACACTTATACTAAATGTTCTGTCTTCGATATCTTGAGAATCACTAGCTCTAATAACAAATCTACTTTGTGTAAATTTTCTAACTTCTGTAGGGCTACCAACAATACGACCATTCTCTAAACGAAGACCTCTAGGTAATGTGCCTGCTATTAATTCGTAGGAAACTGTACCTATATCTGAATTTGCTTCTAATTGGATATCTAGAATGAATCGTTCAACAACAGTTCCTAGACTGCCCGCTGGAGTTGTCCAGGTAATAGCCATTAACGTTGCTCCTTAAATCTCACCCAAGTCCATACCGATTCGTCCTACATTAAGGACAGTTCCGAAATCAATATTAGACATAGCCGTGTTCATCTGCACAGTGTTATCAAACTCACCGCTAATGGGTCCAAAGTCTATAACTTTTAAAATTTGATTTAAATCTAAAATAGTGTCAATGGTAATTACACCGAGAGAAGCGTTAGTTAATACATTATTTCCGCCTTGAATAGTAACACTTGCATCTAAATTGTCTGCAACAACGTTTCCGGATTGAGTATGTATTGTGGTAAACGCATCGGGTTGGTTTGAATTAATAGTGATGTTTTCATCGTTAGCCGTTAAGACAATTTTGTCTCCAGCTAATAATTTTTTAAATTGTAAAAAGTTATTGCTTTTGCCTGCAAAAATTCCCTCACCGGATGAAGTAGTAGGAATGTTTATCCCAGTTACAGTTAAGTCATTACTTAGAGAAGCGAAGTTAGCATTAACTTTTCTAAAGGCTTCGCGGAGATTATCACCTAATCCGTCGTTTACTTGGTTACCTAAATTAATTGATTCTATTGTCATAATGCGCTCTCTTTAGTATATTTACCGTTTGTTATTTTTAAGAATCCGATGAAGCATTGCCACCGTCGATTTCTGTCAACACCCCTGTATTGTCAGTTAGCTCTGCAATGTCAATTAAATTTGAAATTGGCGTGTTGTTAATAAGGAGGGTGTTGCTAGGATCTAAACTTAACGGAACATTGTTAATGTAGATAGTGTTAGTGCTAACATACAAACTTTTAAATTGTTGCGTTGGTGATCCTAAATTACCGCCTAAGTTTACACTGGGTAAAATGTCTCCCCCTACAGTTAAATCGCTAGTAACAGTAGTTGCTTGGTCGATTACAATAGGTGTACTATCAGTAGTAGACATTACACTCCCAGTAAATTCAAAAGCACCGAGGTTTAAATTTACATCAGCAGCTAAGCCAAGTGCGGTGTAAAGTTCTGTAAAATTAGAATTTACTTTTTCAAACGCAGCACGTAGGCTATCGCCTTGCTTGTCGTTGGCTGTTGTGCCTATATTAATATTTCTCTTAGCCATCTTACGCTCCTATGCTCACGCGGTGTATAGTTAGTCGACTGCCACTTGTCACATCAATTGTTGCTCCGCTAACCTGACGTATAACAAATGCAATAGTATCACCAGCAGTTGCTTCTACTACAGTTGAATAGTGGAAGTAGCTTCCCGTCCAACTATCTGCCATAGCAATAACTGACTTAGTAGTATCGGTAAGATTACCAATTTGGAAAAAACTTCCAGAATTTAGTGTTACGGTAGTTGAGAAATATATTGATATGTTCCATTGGTAATATCCAGTATACGGTGCAGTAAATACACCGCCGGAGTAAGCATTGGCTGTATCAACAGTATCGACAAACTGTATTGGACTAGCACTTGCTGCGTCTGGAATTGTCTGAGCAGTAGTTGTAGCAGCCAGCATAGTAACAGGACTATAACTCTTTAATACACTGCCATCGCTAAATGTAATACCATTGGACACAGTAAGATCGTTTTCTGCTTGTATATCGCTGCTAAAAATTGTTTTAGGAGTTACTGTTATTGCAGAACTATCAGCACTGTCAATTAATGTTGTAAAAATGTTACCAGTAAATGTTCCACTTACTGATCCTAATGCAGAACTGTAAGAAACTTCTTTAGTTGTAGCATCGTATTGAACCATCCCACTAGTACCTGTAGCATTTCTAATTGGGTTAACATAAAATCTACTAGTCCCGTCGGAATTTAGAACGCTGCCCGAGGCATTTAAGATAATTGAGTTTGCGTGTTGACTTGCATTTCCAGCGTTCTCGCCGATTGCAATAGCGTTAGCACCTTGACCTGTTGCTCCTGCTAACGAACCAATAGCTATTGCTCTAGCACCCTGATTACTAAATCCAGCTTCGCCAATAGCAACAGCATATATTCCTTGATTAGTATTTCCAGCACTAAATCCAACGGCTACTGCACGTTGTCCTTGACTTGTTTCACCAGTATATTTTCCTATTGCTACGGCTACATCGCCTTGATTTGTTGCACCGGCACTATTACCTAGTGCTATTTTTTCTGCACTAGTTCTTAATGTTGTGGCACTTACACTATCACCAACTACGTCACCGTAGAACGTACCATAAATCTTTCCGCTAGTTGCATCAACAATTAAACTTGAATCATCACCAAACACACTACCGTTAATATCCAAACTCTTTAATACGTTAAAAGTAATGGAGTCAACAACTGCGTCTGTGGTAATTGAAATTCCACGACCTGAAATAAACCTAACAGTGTCGCCAATTTGGTCAGCTTCGACACGAGTTGCCAAAACACCAGCTGATGTTGTAACGTCAAAGTTTCTCCAGCTAGGGGAGTCTGGTAAACTGTTAGCAATAGTAATTGCACCAGTCCATCCGCTTCCTGAGCTGCCTCCTGTTCCTGAAACAGTAATACCTGTGCTAGCGAATACTTTAGTAGCACCTAGGTTAGTCAATGTAATCTCGCCAGTGTTGCCGCTAACTCCAACCTCTCCAGGCGTGCCATTTAATTTTGTAACACCTAAGTTTGTTAGTGTTATAGAACCAGTACTTGTACTAACACCAATTTGCCCTGCAGTTCCTGCAAGCTGAGTAACACCAGCATTAACAAACGTTATTGTATCAGATGTTGCATCGGTTGTAATACTAATGCCTGTACCTGCAAAGTTTACTGTTCCTGTAAAGTCGTTTGCAACTACATTGCTTTGTCCGCTAACTGCAATAGTTTTAAAACTGCTTTCTAGCGGGTTTCTAATTAATTGCCCACCGACCGTTGAACCTTCCGGTAAAGCAACAATGCTGCCATCCGGACTACTGATAACTGCACCGCCTAAATTGACAGTGTTACCACTTAGGTATATATCTCTCCAGCGTCTGCTAGGACTACCTAAGTCTCTTACACCAGACGAGTCTGGTGTAATATTACTTGCTAGATTTTCCAAGTCGACTGGTGTACCACCATCACCTTCGATGGTAAGATACAACTCAGTAAAGTTATTATTGATTTTTTCAAATGCTTGATCGATGCTGCTCCATACTAATGGAGGAGAACCTGGGTTAATAATATTCTTAGCCATTATGCTCTCCCTACAGCAACTTCAATTGTGCCAATATGATCTGATCCGTAATCTTCAAGCGCCTTGCCGATAACGGTTCCTGTTTGTGCTGAGCCTTTTGCAGAAATTGCAACACCAGCAATGTTAGAGGTTACCATCAAATCTCCTTTTGATATTTTACCAACAACACGACAGGGCACACGACCTTGTAATGCTATTAAGTTTTTAAGTCCAGGACAAGCGCCATTCATTACGTATCCAGCATTATCACTAACAACCCCAGCAACACGATAATCGCTGTGAGTATTAGAAATAGTCACTTCCTTGTCGCCACCAAATATTAACACAGTTCCAACTTCATATTCCTTGTCACCTTCGTAGTATTCAGCTAAGTCAGCGGAATATGTTGCTTGGAATCTTGCTCCGCTGTTTAGTGTCCATACACCTGACACAGTACCAGTTGACCCTGCACCATTGGCTATCAAACTGCCTACGGTGATAGAACCAGCAGTAATTGGGGCAAGTGAAAGAACGCCACCTGGGTTTGTGTAGAAATCGTGACTGTTGTTGTAATATAAGTTTTTCTTATCAGTAGTTGAGCCACCGTCGCCAATTAGCAAACCTGCTTGGCCTAAGAAACCGTAGTACTTTGTATACCCCTGACCAGAGCCAACTCCGGTAGTTTCAGTATCAATAGTTAACTTATCGTCAACTTTCAATTGACTAATAGTAATTACTCGAGCAGCAAAGTCACCGTTAGGATCACGCTTAACAAGTGTGTTGATTGCATTTGAAGATGATTCGTCAACAATAGTGAAATCACTGTCGCCGGTATACGAAAGGCCTGTTCTTCTTAAATATCCTGTACCTGTACTATATTGTTCTTTCTTAACACCACCGCCTCGATTAACAATTGTACTGAATGGAGTTGCTGCGGCATTTGCAGTAGCACCCGTGCCATTGCCAATAGCGTTATCCGCCGGCAATTGAGCCAATCTAGCTAAGGTGATACCATTATCTTTAACCGTTACAAAACCATCGGTAACTGTAAACTGTGTAGTGTCAAAACTTGCAACACCACTAGCCGCTTGTTTAGCTGCTGCTGATCCAGTTGGTGCAGCACTTGCTGTTGTAGCTAGGGTTAATGATAATTTACTTTGAGCAATACCTGCTGATGAATTAACATCGGCATTAACAATTGTGTCGGCTTTGATTTGCAAGTTGATCTGATTCAAAGTCGAATCAGGACCGGTGACCAATGAACTTAATTCGATATCGCCTGTAATTTTAGCATTAACTGTTTGACTTCCATCTCCAGTGAATGCTAACAGGTCACCGCCGTCGATGTTTCCTAACGAAGTATCTTGAAGATTATCAAGAGTTAAACTCTGTAAGTTAACAGCATCTCTAGCCAATACTGGATCACCAATGTTTGTAACCTTATGATATATACTCGGTGTTATCGGATTTTGAAGATTAATATCTCCCTTCATAGCCGTTTGTCCAGTTAGCGGTAAGAAACCACCTGTAACTAATGGAATAATTTGAGTCGACAGCGTATCGTTGCCGTCGTGTGTGATTCCAAGACGTCGATCGATATATGTTCTAATAGCATTTTCTGTAGGAACAGAATCAGTGGCGTTGTCGCTCATTGCAGTATCTGTTGAGAATTCAGCAACTGTAACACCACGCTTGAATCCAATACCGTCTAAGTTACTTAACGCAATAGCATCGGAGAATGTAACAGTACCAGTACCCTGGTCAACACGGAAGTACGGACCAACGTTAAAGTTACCAAATTGGTCAGTAGTTACATAGAACACACGACCCGAGTTACGTTCTTCAGTTTCTTTAGAGTCATCTCGAGGATTTACCGACCCACCGTAAATTTCGTTTGGATAGTTGGTATCTGCATAAGAACCAGTACCAATATCAAGCAAATCGTGTGATGTAACACGAGTTAACGAAATACGAATAGTTAGTGTACCATTCGCACTTTCTGAGCGTTTTGGAACACCTGCTTTAAGACTCGGTAAACTACTATATGCAATTACGCTATCAACTAATGGAATATCTAGATAAATGCGGGCGTAAGGTTGCAAGGTTATTGATTCATCGTCGTATTGGGTAATAGTATATTCTGTACCCTTAAATACAAACTTCATATTGACACCAAGCAAGCGACTCTTATCGTTTGGTCCAACTGGCACAACAGCAAATGTTGAATCACCCGCACGTCCTTCTACTAGGCCAACTGTATGTGTACCGCTTTGACTACCGGAAGTATCTTGAGCTGTTCCGCCTGGCTCAATAGAAACTTGGAAATCGTTTGCTGTTTTATTAATAACAAAGTACATCCTAGTAGCAATAAGGCCAGTTGGTAATGCCCCTGTAGTTGTAAATTTTATTACATCGCCGTTGTTAAATCCGTGACTATTTCTTGTAATAACTACAGGACTACCAATACTAATTGTGCAAGTTCCTGATGTTCCTGCTATATACGCCTGCGTTGACCAAAGGGCCAAGTCAACATAGTTATAGTTTTCTCTTAATGAAGTTGCGCCAAGTCCTCTAGGATCAAAACTGTGAGTACCACTACCTGCTGAAGTTGTTTCAATTGGAACTCCCGCTCTAGTCAATGACACTCTAAATTCAGTAGCAGTTAGCCCGTCTTCAATAATCCAGTATTCGTCTGTGGTAGTTAACCCGGTCGGTAGTGTTCCTGTGGTCGAGAACTTGACTTTATATCCAGCCATTTGGCCGTGATCGGAGCCTGTTGTAATAGTAACTGGATCTGCAACATCAATAGTACACGCCTGTGTTCCATCTGGATCAATATAATCGGTAAATTGTAAAACACGATAAATGTCATTTGCAGATTCGTTTAGCACTAACGCAGTTGATGGTCGAGTTGCTACTTGAACAATGTCACCAGTTAGCACTACTGCTGAGTTAGCACGGATAGTCATTAGCTCACCGTCTGCTACAATTGCTTGTAGGCCCACGCTTGCACCAGATGTATTACCAGCAGATGAAATATTTAAACGTGCAACCCCTGACGGTAAGTCAGCAGTAGAAACTGACGAAATAGAATATCTAACAATTTCACCGCCGTGATCAATTTCTAATTCTGATCCGTCAAGCGGTACGTATGTGTAATTGTTTACATATATTAACAAGCCTTCGATAATGTTAAAATACGAAGGACTAGGAGCATAACAGGTTATACCTTGTGCTAGATCGTAGTATAACGAAACTGGAGTTGGAACTTCTAATGGATCGCTACCTTCAGCAACTAGAGCATAAACTCCGTGTGCGCTTGACCCGCCTACAGAACGTATCTGTCCACCACCGATCGAATAGTATGAAATGTAGCAGTAGTACGTAAACATCGATACTGCTTCAGTTAGTCCACCGTTAGTAGCAACTAAGCCGTAACCCATATCATTGACCTGTGTAAAGTCGTTGCTTAACATAGACCTGTTACCAGGCATTAACACTTCGTATATTCTTCTTACACTCTGTGTTCCGCTTTGTGATCCGCTAGTAGTTACAGTTGGACCAAATGGTGTTTCGGATATTCTAAATGTATTTTGTGTTTTTCCAACAGCTGACACAAAGTAATCTTGCCCAGCAGTGATTCCTGTTGGTAGTGTTCCTGTAGTTGTAAATCTAATACTAGCTTGCGCCTGCAAGCCGTGGTTTACAAGTGTAACAGTTGCGTTGCTACCGATACTGATAGTGCAATTAAACGATCCTACAGATTTAGTGTACGGGGTAGTTTCATCAAGTTCGAATTGTGCAGTTGATCCGTTAACATCAAATATAAATTGTCTTAGATAGTTAATTCTATAAACAGTGTCGTCGACGATAAACGAACAAGGTAACAGTGGTTGTCTTACAAGACCAGATACTACTAATCGTGTATCGGTAATTTTACTGTTTATTTGAAATTGTAAGTTTCCTGAGAAACCATCAACAAACATACCACCTGTGAATTTCTGATAGCCTGTGCTTCTACTAAACACCGCACCTTCTTGAGCATACGGTGACTTCGCAAGAATTTGACCAGTAGGATCGAGCACCATTGCAAATCCGCCGTGCCCTGCCATAGTCACTGCACGTAAAATAGTAGCATCGTTCATTAAGAAGATGTCTAACTCGTCGTTGTCTTTTGGCAAGTTAACGTCTGGTGAATTACTTAAAACCGCAGACATTGTGTCGATTAAAATACCTAGTACACCACCCTGCGGAGCAATCACACCACCAGAACCTGTTACATAGGTTGTAAATCCTGAACCGTCTACAGGCACAGTTAACTCAAAATCACTGTACAGATCAATTGCTGTGCTGTTATGTACTTTAGCATAGTACGTATTGTTGTTTAATTCAGTAGTACCTAGACTAATATCTGAAATAGTAACTTGTTCTTTGTCGGCATAACCGTGAGCATCGGATGTTACTACCCTAACTGGAATTGTAGTAGACACCTGCGTAATGGTTTTTTCTATTGCGCTAGATCCTAATTCTGCTTGGTATGCCGCATCTGCAATCTGTGTAGATGTTGTGTAAGTATCTGTAATTACGATATTTTTAACAACTCTCTCAGCAATGTATTTGAATCTTTCTAGGCCTGCTAACGACTGCAACAGTTGACTAGTAACAGTTACTGACGGATCTCCAAACGCAGTAACTGGTCCGCGATATTTTAATGCAGCTGATATTGTTCTGTCATAACTGCCGTGTTTTAAGTCATAACTAAATGCATCAACAAAATGCCCGTAATCTCGTTTGCACAGTGATTCGTTGTAAGTAAACGGAATACTGTATGTGTCAGCTAAGAATGTTATAGTGCCATCAACAATTGAGCTCTTTGCAGCAGATAATGCATTTACTGATGCTTGAAGTGCAACATCGATCCAAGATATGCTTGGCACAGATTCTGAAACTAGACCACTTAAACTGCCTGCGTTTACTACAGAAGAAACATAGCCAGTTAATGTTCCCATAGCAGTTGCTCTTAGAACTCCTGCATCGCCTGCTGTATTATCCTGGCCAACATATGATCCTCGAACAACCTGCGCAGCAATAACACCAATGTTAGTGTAGCGAGCTGCCATTGCATCTTTTTGGGACAACGGATGCATTGCTGCACCAGTGACCGCGCTGAATAGTGAACGACAAATATTACGGGTAGCAGTGTTACCACCGTACTGACTGTCATAGGCTAATGCATCAATAGCGTAGCCCATATCTCTTTCCCATTTAGCCTTGTTAAGAGAATCTAAACTGGTCCATACACTAGTCCAATTAGTATCGAGCCAGT